ATCCTTACCGACCGTCAGCAATCCACGTCTACGGCGACCCGGCAGGTCATCAGAAGTCTACGAAGTCTAACTCGTCGGATTGGTACGTTGTCGAGCAAGTGCTCCGGGCCCGATACGGGTCGAAAGTAGTTATGAATGTCGGCCGCGCCCAACCGCCGGTAATGGAACGGGTCAATGCGGTGAACGCGGCTCTCCGCAATGCGAACGGCGACGTGCGTCTCGTCATTTCAACTGCGTGCGAGAAGCTGCGCCGCGACTTTGAGCGTGTCGTCTTCCGGCCCGGAACAAAAGAACTCAACAAAACCGCCGACGCAACGCTTACGCATATCTCTGACGCGCTGAGCTACTACATTGCCAAGCGGCTCCCGGTCTACAAGCGGTACGGCGACTCGCCGGTTACGACCGGTTACGTCTAGTTGATTTTGTATTTGCAAAATGCACGCGATTCTAAACCCTTTACTGTCCATGCTACCATACCGCTATGCCTTACCGATTTATCTCAACGCTGACGCCAACCGCACCGCCAACGCCTGGCACTTCGATAGCCGGTGAGCTGAAAGCCTCGTCGAAGTGCGAGGCTGCCCATAAGCTCGCACGTTACCTCCGCGCGTCTTATGCTGGCGGCACAGATTACAAGACGGCTATGGACTTGCAGGGCCGACCGATGCTTATGCCCCACGAAGGCGAGGGCACTCAGACCAGCGCTGTAAGCATTGTTGGGGCTACCTTTGGCCCCGGTGCTGGCCAAAATCTCACGAATCGTTACGCCCGCCGTCTTGCTCTTGCGACCCCAGAAGGTCACTACACCTATGTCGTAGACACAATAGCCGGCTATTTGACGATGCAGAGCCCGCACCGTCCGTCGAATCAGGAAGATATCCAGCGTACCGGCATCGACGAAGTTGTTGCACGGTGCGTCAAGACAGCCTTCGAGGAAGGTGAAGCGTGGATGGGCTGCGACTCGATACCGCTGCCGGTTGACGAAACCGGCCGATCGAGCCAGGCAGTCGCCGCCGAGATTGACCCTGTGAACCTTGGCAAGCCTTACGTCGTTGCCGTTCCGGTTGAATCTGTGCTAGACTACGACCTTGACGCTTCGGACGGCCGAGCAACTCGCGTCGTCTTCCGCCGCGATATCACAGAGAAGCCAAACGCGATCAGTCAACCGGTTACGCGCAAGATGATTTACGAGTGGACTGATTGGTGGTGGGCCGAATACGAAGTCGTAACTGAGGCTGAAAAGAACCCGCGCACCGGCGATGTCATATCGACGCGGACAATCACCAAAGTCGTCAAGTCGGCGGCCCACGACTTCGGCATCTGCCCGTTCGCCAGGCTCGCGCCGAAGTATCCGCTGACAACGATTGCTGACTTGCAGCGGCTGTTGCTCAACATTACCTCCCTCAACGATGAAGAACTTTTCGGCGCTACGTTCTCGCAAAAGTGGGTGACAGGCGTTGACGGATCGGACGTGAAGCCGTCGAACGTAGGCCCGACAAACATCATGTTCATCAAGCCGTTTGAAGCTCGCGTCGGCGTCTTCGGCGCTGACCCCGCTCAAGCGCAGTCTATCGCCAGTCGCGCCGAAGACATCCGCGAGGCTATTTATCGCGCGGCCTCGATGGACCCTCCGGGCAAGCGCGCTGCGGAGAGTGCGGCCAAGAAGCGGTACGACTACCAGGGGTTGTATGCGATCCTTATCGCCGTTACTTCCGAGATTGAAAAGTTTGACAATCGCATTTCGTACGCGCTTGGAATTCTTGAAACTGACAATCTGGGCCAGCCCGTACAGGCCGTTGAATACTCCCGCGACTTTGAGATTGCGTCGGCACCCGAGCTTATCGAAATGTCCAAAGCTCTATCGGAGGTGCCATTTATTCCGGCAGATATCCGCCGCAAGTTTTCACAGCGGCTTGTTTCTAAGCTCGATCCGCACTCAAATGACGAAGTTATCGCCGAGCAAATGAAATCTACCTTTGATGCCTCTCCCGGTATTGTCGCTGCTCTTGTGGATCTCAGCAGGGAAGGGATGTTGACGCCAAAAATGTATATCGAGCGACTTGGGATTCCCGAGGAGTACCGCGAGCAAGTCACGGCCATGCTACTTGACCACGCAACCTCAAAGTCCGCATCGTCGCTTGTCTCCGACGCATTCAATGTCCCTACTCGCAACCAGCAAGATGATGACGGTAGATCATCAGAAAACAATCGTGCTGGGCAACCCGGGGGTAATGCGTGATGCTGTCAATAAACGACAAGCTCGAAGATGTGCGTAAGTCCGCCGCCCGCTTAGCGTCGTATATGCACGGTCGCAGACCTCCGTCACCCGGCTCGCCGGATGAACTTATTTGCGATCGCCTCGTCAATGATCTTGCGGCGGCTATCGAGGCAACCGGGCTCGGGCCTGACCACCCCGATATCCTCGCTGCTACTGGCCAAAAGCCCGCGACGCCGGAGTCCTAGCCGTACCAGGAGAGCCGCCGTTGTCTGCAAAGTTCATCGGCCGCGATATCTTGAGGCAGCGCGCAGCGCTTATCGAGCGTGAGGCGTCTGCATCGGCAAGAGTTAGCCGGATTATGAATCGAGTGCTCAAGGAATGGCGCGCCGATTCTCGCCGATTGCTTCGCATCAATACGCCTACGTCGCAGGCTGAACTGCGACGACGCCAAGATATCGCCGCCAACTACGCACGCGCGACCGCCAAAGCTGCTGCAAGTTCGCAAGAGACGACTATCAACATGGCCGGGAGGGTGTATGCGACGGAACTCGCCAAGTACAGCCGCCTCGTTAGTCAGACGCTTACCACGTCGACCGGCGTTACTGGCAACCTTAGCATTTCGTTTTCAGGGGTGTCGGAGAGACAAGTTGCCGCCGCGATTGTTTACAGATTGCCTGGGACTTCGCGCGGTGAACCGTTTGCGACAATCGGTAGTGCCGCCGAACTGCATGCCCGCGAGGCCGTTGCTCAATCAATCGCTGACAACTCCGGCTTGGATAATCTCGCCAAGCAGCTTCAGAAGATTGCTGGCGTATCAACGAACTCGGCTAAGTCACTCGCCCGCACTTCAATCATGGCTGCGTCGAATACAGCAGCGTCGGTCGTATACCGGCGAACGCCAACCGTCGTAGCGTTGCGATGGAATGCAACCTACGACTCGCGGACGTGCTCGCTCTGCGCCTCGCGGCACGGAATGATCTTCCGCAAGGGCGATGAGCCGCCGATTCCTGCTCACATCAACTGTCGATGCGTTTACATACCGATTTTCCAAGATGCGGACCTCAATAGTGCGATCGCTGCAAATGAGTTGCCCGACTCGATCGCGCCGGACTCGGGGGCGTTTTCAGATTGGCTGCTCGGCGAGTCGGATGAAACGCGGGCAGATTTCTTCCCTTCAATCCTGAAGCGGGCTATCTTTGAGTTGCGAATCCGCAAGCTTGAAGAACTCGTTACTCCGGAAGGCTCGGCCATCACCGACGCCGAGATACTGGGCACAATTACAAATGCCGAGTACAACCGTATCCGCAACCGGGTTATGGCGATTACAGGCCAGCCGTGGGGTCAACCTCGCCCGGTCCGTGTTTCTATACCGCCGCGTCGAGAGCGTTAGCGGCTATCATCCGACATGGCTTTGACCGTATTACCCCCCGAGTCCGCCGATTCTTACGTTGACACCGTAGCGAACGCTAAGACTATCGCTTCGGTTCTGTCCGCGATTACATTCCTCGGAGTTGACTCAACGGCTTTCACATCCGCGACTGACTCGGTATGCGAAGCTGCGCTCAAGATGGGCGCTGGAATCGTTGACGGGCTTAGGTACGCAGGTGAGCCCGTCTCGCAGACTCAGGCCCGCCAGTGGCCGCGAACAGGTACATTCTTCGCGCCGGATGTCGTGCCCGAGGCTATCAAGCAAGCCCAAGTCGCTGCCGCGTGCGCTCTCATGACCGCGCCGACAGCTACGCAGCAAGCACGGGCCGACGGCATTACTTCGTTCTCGTTCGGCGACAAGTCTGCTTCGCTTGAAGCAGATCATCGCGACCCGGTACCGATGGCTGTGCTTAGGATTCTCCGGAATGCTGGACTTATCGGCTCCGAATCGCTTTCAACGGTCCAAATGATCCGAGGCTCGCTGTAGTGCCGCAATGATTTTGCAAACGCAAAATACGTCTTTGGTGTTGCTATGTCCGATATCGAGTTGACAGACAGATTGTTGGATGCAAGAATAATGTGTCAGGTATGCCAGGTCGAGCCGTGTGGCTTGGCTAGGCTCGGGGCGCGATGCCCAAACCGCGTGCGAGTGAATCGCGCCGAAACCATCAACAAGTTGGAGGTCAGATGAACGCCGAGAATATCCGGCCCGCGATGTTTGCTATGG